CTATCAAAAGTATATTTCCAAGCCACAGCCCCTACTGCTGAAGTTGCAGATGTTTCAGATGTACTTGCATTACTTGCAGATGTACTTGCAGCACTTGCAGATGTACTTGCAGCACTTGCAGATGTAGATGCCGCAGAAGCAGATGAAGATGCATTAGTCTCTGCTGTCTCAGCTGCTGTCTGTGCTGTTTCAGCATTAGTCTCTGCTGTCTCGGCTGCTGTCTGTGCTGTTTCAGCATTAGTCTCTGCTGTTTCAGCATTAGTCTCTGCCGTTTCTGCTGCTGTCTGTGCTGTTTCAGCATTTGTCTGTGCTGTTTCAGCATTAGTCTCTGCTGTTTCAGCGTTTGTTTCTGCTGTCTCGGCTGCTGTCTCACTTGCAGCCGCTGCTGTCTCACTGGCAGCTGCTGCTGTCTCACTGGCAGCCGCAGCGGTGGCAGATGTACTTGCCGCTGCCGCATCAACCATTAAATCCCATTTAGCAACATCAGTGTTAGAACTTATAGGCTGAGAACCTGATGAAGTATGGACAGCATTACAGTAATAAATATTATTGTTAGATGTATCTTTAATAAGATCTCTTATTTCGTAGTCAGTAGAAGTAAGCCAATCTCCGGTATACACTCCCAATCCATCACCAAGAGTCAAAGCCGTTCCAGCAGTATCGTAAGCAATAACCTTTGTAGCCCTGTTAGCTGCACTTGTTCCTTCAGGAATAGTAAAGTCTGAAAGAGCAGAAGTTATTGCAAACTTCAAACTCCTATCTAACTCTTCCTGCTGCTGAATATCAATCATTCGAGATTTATCAAACTCGTTATTTAAAGCATCTTCCGGAATATTACCTTCTGTCGGAACAGCTGTCTGCTGATCTATATCCATAACTCGCTTAATAAATGAGTTTTCTCCAGTATCTTCAGTTGCTGCATCAACAGGAGCAGTAACATAAGTCACTGTACCACCCTCAGTAGTTGCATTGAGAGCAACAGTATAATGTGTTGTAATTGTCTGTAGAGTAGCAGTTAAAGTAGTTGTATTAACCTTGTAGACTTGTAAATCATCCTCAGACTGTGCTGGAAAATCAAAAGTAAAAGCTACTTTGGTTCCATCACCGGCTTCCTCAACAGTATTCGTTTTATTTGTAACTGTCATAATTTTCTCCTATTTCTTTTTCTTGTTTAGTTGTTTACGTACCTGTTCTATTTGAGCAGCCCCCGGAAGCCCGCCTACAAGACCACCTAGTTTTATACCACCTTTTAATATTTTCTCATTAGCTCCGGATTCAAAACCCGATAAATGTTTACCTACTCCCTCATAAATTTCGGTAACTCCTTTTCGTCCTAAACTAGTAACTGGTGTTAGCCCAACGCCAGCATCAAACAAATTTTTAGCCAAGGTTATGGCAAAATCTCCTCCCAATATTTCAGATCTTGAATCACCAGTAGATAAACGACCAAACTCCTCATAAACATCTTTAGGTTTAGCTGAATAGTTTACACTTTTAATTATCTGCCCGGCAATAGGTATGGATGACGTTGCCTCACCAATAGATCTACCTATTATCTTCTCCGCCATTTCATCTAAGTCATCATCAAAGCCATCTCCAGTAAGCATCTTTATCAATTCAGATGCTCCATATCTTACCATACCTTCAGACATAAATACTAATACCATATAACCCACCATTCTACGCATCTCTTTTGTAGGTTTCAATCCGTTTTTTGCCAGTAGTTGAGTACCTATTGATGCTCTACCGAGAATAAAGGTCTGAAATTGAGTAAAAGCCTTATCTATAGATACATTACCTGTTAAGCCACCTCTAGACATAGCAGATGGGAGATCCAAAATCTCACCAGATGCCTGAGATCTTCTAACAATAAGCTCAGCCTCTATTACCGCATCTTCATCTACATTATTAAAATCAACAACCCCGCCTTTTTCTCTAACTGTTTTTTCGTAAGCACCAGCTGCAATACCCATAGCAGTAATCCCATCAAGTTTTTTTATTCCATAAAAGGATGCTTTCTTTACTCCACCCCATATTGATTTATTAAGGATGTCATTCACAAAGGCTTTATGTGCCGGGTCATCACCGACTCTCGCCATTACCTCTGGAAAATGTGTTTTAATGAAATTTTTCCACTCTTTTCTATGTCTACCAATCATAACATTAGACATACCTTTAAAAGCATAACCACCAATAATAGCAGCACCATCAAAAAGAGCAGTAGGCTGAACCAGTATAGAAGATAGTTTAAATCCTAAAATAGCAATACTCGTATTCTTTCTCATCCAATCTAAAGTTACAATATTATTCCCTGACGTTCCACCTTTTCTTGCTGCCTGATCAAGCCATGAAGTAACCTCTTGTTGACCTAAACCGCCAACCATCTCTCCATAACCTTGAGAGGTAGCCAGATCAGTAAGATCTGAAATAGGTTTTCCCATGTTAATCATATAAGCAGCATTATCAATATGGCTTAGGAAAGCCTCTAAAGCATTAACCTTTATAGGTACTGCTCCACCAACCCTCCCTTTAAGGAATGAGGTAGGTACTTTTCTACCACCATCACCGTATTGAGGAGCCTCATCACCAAGCATCTTATCTATCTCACTCTGCTCCATAGCACTAAAATCAGTCAGCATAGGAAAGTAGTTTTCCACTGCAGCAAAATCTTTATCATAAACATCCTTCATAACCTTAGTCAATTGAGGGATGAGTTTATCATACTCCGCTTGCATGAGATCAAGCATATGCTGTTCATTATCATTAAGACCCTCTTTCTCTATCTTCTCCAGAGCCTCTGCAGACATAGTTCTTAGAAGTTTACGTCTACCACTATCCTGATTAACCTCATTAATATTATCCTGATTCAAAGTTGCTATAACCAATATTTTTTTATAGTTCTCAAGCTTCATTTTACTGGAAGCATGAAAGTCTAATACGCTTTTCTTAGCTGCTTCAAGCTGTTTCAACCTCGCTCTATTAGCAACATTCATAGTCCTTTTAAAGACTCTAAAGTTTGCACCTTGGAAACTCTTTTTAGTCGAGTCCATCATATCAAATAGAACATCCATTGGGGTAACAGCAATAGCTTTTTTCTTTATAGTATGAATGGCTTTTTTGAATTTTCGAATAATGAAATTTCTAGAAGCCATGGGTTTAACCAACCTTTTAGAACCCGGCTTCATTATCTTTAATTTAGCTCTAACGCCATCTTCTTTGTATTTATCTTTAAGTAGTTTTTCAAGGATTTGGGAATTACCTTGTTCTTCAGCAAGTTTAAAAAACAGGTCTACTCCCTTGGGTGACATCGTTCGCTTAGTATGAGACGTTAAAATCCTTGCTGTAAAATCCTTTCTACTCATTACCCTAGCAGCTCTAATGGCTGTAGGACTGTAGTTATCATTTAAGTGCTCTCTAACATCTATATAATCTTGTATAGCCCGTACTGCCTCTTCATCAGTTAATCCTTGAGCTATAAGCTGATCATATTCATAAAACTCCGCTTTCCTGAAATTATTTTCTCTACGTTCATTTACGTATAACTCACTTATTTTTTTATCTGTCTCTTCAGTTACCTGATCAATAGCTTCATTTAATATAGCTCCTTCACGCACAGGCTCTTCCTTAGCCTCTTCCTCAACCTCCGGGTTCTCCTCATTAATTTCATCTATGGCATGGGCATCTGCATATTCGGCTTCTTTACCAAACTCTTCCTCAGCCATGCCTACATCAGCCTCTCCCTCTAAAGCTTCCTCACGTTTGTCTAGCTCATTATCAATAGCCGTCATAGAATCCATAAGTGCAAGAGTATCGGGGTCTGACCACATTTCATTCTCAGATTTAGTACCTAACTCTTTTTGTATCTCTCTCGCTTTTGCTTTTAACTCTTCAGATGTCATTGAAGAGTTAATAAGCTCCTCAGCCTTGCTAACTACTTTTTCTGCTTCCTCAACTTCTTCCATACCATATTTATATCTTTCTGCAAAGTTACGAGCTGCTTTTAAATTCTCCTTAGCCCTCTCAATATCACCTAATTTTGCTTTAGCCTTTGCTTGTTTCGATAACAAAACAGGATCATCTGGTTTAGACTCTAATGCTCTACCTACTTGACCAGCTATTTTTTGCTGATGTTCCTCATATTCTTCAAACGTCTTATCTCTATATGGCATATCAGTATTATTTTCTTCATCAACGGTAAAGAGATGGGTAAGACCCTCTTCCTTATAGAAATACTCTAAAGGTGTTGTGGCCTCTAAAGCAGCAGCTTTACCAAACTCTTCGTCATCTATACCTACATTAGCCTCTCCATCTTCATTAGCCTCTCCATCTTCAAACTCATCAAAGACAGATCCTTCATAACTGCTTTTGGCATTTGGGTGTTCTTCAGCCTCTTGAGAAATATCCTCTATTACACCTTTAGCAAGTTCGTCTATACCAGCATGAAAATCTGCATAAGCATCTTCATAAGCCTCTTCATAAGTTTGCTCTATAGCATTATCTTCGGACTTTTCACTCCCTCCCAATTTATCTGACTCAGTGGTTTCCCCTTCAGTAGATTCTTCCTTTTTTCCTTTTTCTTCTGTTTTAGGTTTCTCACTCTTTTTGTCGCTCTTCGCATCTTTACCCTCCTTAACTGGTTTTTTACCCATAGCCTGTCTATGCAAACCTATACCTAATGACTGTACACCGCCTTGAACACCGCCAGAAGCACCTTCTAACATCATCTCCTTATAGTCTGCTTTACCTTCAGCTGCTAATTGACCAGCTCCTTCGCCAAAAGCTTCACCAAAACCTTCAATAACTTGATCCCCGGCTAATGCTACTGTTTTCTTAACCACACCTTTACCAACACTGGTAAACAATTTACCACCAAATAATGTAAAGAGTGAATCTACTGCGGAAGTTGCCATGCCTTTTCTAACAGCTTGCTTACGGATCTCTTTCATAAACTTTTCATCTTCAAACATTTTCATTAACTGCTCAGAGTCTGAGGTATCCACTCCCTCTTTAGCAATCTGTTGATCCATCCAAGCACCAATTTCAGTTATAGTACCCCCTATAAAAGTACCCATGAACATACCACCAGCAAATCCTGCAACTGGCCCAACAAAAGGGATCCAAGATAAAGCAGCAGCACCCGCAAAACCACATACTAATGGAATTACACTATTCGGAGCACTTTCTACAGTAGTTCTTCCTATTGCTCTGGGATTAGCAAGAAGAACACCACCAGATTCAAACCACCCATCTGCTTCTTTAAACTCCTGTAGAAACTTCTCCATGTACTCAGGGTTATGCAGCTGAGCGTTGTGCATCCTGACCTCATGATCTGCTACCCATTTAGCTGTTGTTTCATCATCAGTTAACCCTAAAGCGTGCGTGAGAAAACCAAGCTGGCCTACTAATCTAACAGTAGATGCTTTAGTAAGTTCCCAAAGGCTGGTAGTTTCATCAATAGGGGTATCATCATTAAAAGCATCTTCTCTGGCCTTTGCACCTTTTTCATCGAGTTGTTCTAATCTGGAAGGATCAAAAGCCTCTTCAGGGTAATATTGGAAGTTACCATCCTGAGATGATTTTTTCTCAGGCTTTTTATCATCTTCATTAAAAGCTTCAACACCTCTGCTTAACTCGGCAGTAGCAATATCATCAGCGTTTGAGGTGTCTTTGAAGATATCTTTTTCTGCTTCTCTAACCTTATTACTCTCCTTAACATTTTTTTTATCCTTCTTAACCTGTTTCTCAAGTGCTATAGCGGCTTCCATATCCTGAAGCTTCTGGGATTTTGCTCTTTGAGGCAGAACAGGGGTATCCTTCCCATCATAACTTTTTCTAAACTGCATTAAGTTATTGGGATTCACTACCTCCTCTTCCTGCTCATTATATTGTTTTATATCTTTAGTTAAGCTCATTTTATGCCACTAAGTATGCCCCATTATCCCAAATATATTTAGTGCCTGTCTCTTTGTCATAAAAAGATGTTTGAGTATTCGGTGCTAAGGCGGGAAAACCATGAGTTTTTGCTCCTCGTTGAAATACTTCATTTAACTTTTCTTGATTTCTATTATAATCCGGTAGAACACCATTATCCTCATCCCTATTATTAAGAATCATAAAATCAGTCATTAATTTACCTCTTAATATCAACCTCTGATTATCTGTCATTTTTATAGGTTTTAAAAGATTATCTATTTGTTTAAGACCATCGGCTGTTGTAGATGGTTCTTTTCTACCCTTGTTAAAAAAGCCTTGCTTCTCTTTTGGCTTTAGTCTTTGACCATCATCAGCACTTAAAAAATCTTCAACAACAGATCTAACATCTTTCTTTAAACCTCGCAGCTGATCATCATTTATCTGTCCAAGTTGATAGGCATTTTCAACATCAACAAGATAGTCTATACACTCTTCCAAAGCTTCATTTGTATTTTTTAAAGTACCTTTAGCTTTAAAGTTTGTTTCTCCCGGAGAACCTACATTTCTTTGGTGGCGAGTATTCCATGTTTGAGCATGACGAACAGTTAAACTATCAAAAACTTTAGGATCTTCTTGACCTTTTTTTGCTTCCTTAATCTGTTTCTGTTTATTATTGATTAGTGTATCAATTGCTACTTTTCGTGATTCAGTAAATTCATAAGGATCATCTGGATCAGCTCCAGCCTCCTCAGCTCCCATTCTATATTTGAGAAGCTGATCTAAAGAAGGATTATCAGACTTTATATGGTCAAAAATACCCTTCCTAATAAATATCTGAGTTTCTACTCTCTTACCAATAACTGCATTATTTATTCTCTTACCCCACATTTCCATCTCTTCATCTTCAAGACCAACACCAAAAAAATTTTTTTTCAACGCTCCGTTATCAAACTCTTTTTTAAGTAAATCAGGGTTATCAGTCATCTGATTAGTTATATAAGAAATAGCACCACTCTTAAAAACTTTAGATCTAAGATTTTCTAGTTCCTCTGGAGTATATAGTGTTTTAGAGTTTTGGAGAATTCCATCCTCAATAGCACCATCCACACCCTTTACAGCTAAAAGTTTTTGATCATAAAGCTCCACTACCTTATCCATATTTGGCTGCACTCCTACCTCTTGAGCAAAACTATTCAATGTCCGTTGTGTAGATGCAACACCATCAGAGATCTGAAACTTTTCAGCCCATATCATATCTTCATTAAGCCCAGTAGCTAACGATTTCTGATTTCTTAATGTAGTCTGTTGTTTAAGATCTCTACCCTTAATATCCTCAAGAAGTTGTTTATTCAGATCAGCTCTCATCTTCTTCATCCGCTTCATACCTTCCTCAAGATCCACTTGACCACTAGATATTAAATTACGTTCCTCCTTTATTTGCTCATTAATAGTATTAGTTATCTTTTGGTTCTCTTCAAAAGATTTAATTTTATTTAACTCATGCTGCCTCAATGCCCCAACATCTCTAAGTGTTTTTAGAGTCTTTGCTCCTTCAGCAGCCATATTAGCAGCTGCAAGATCTACTCCGGGCGTACCCACAGCTGTAGAAAACAAACTATTTCTCTTATTTTTAAATTTCATACCTCTTGCCATATTAACTCCCTATATAAAATCAGTTAGTGTGCGAATTGCTTGCCCAGTACCACCAACAATAGCTGATCTACCTTTATTTCTTGCTATACTTGCTTTCTTAGAAGCTAATCTCTTTTGTGAATATCCTTGAGCTCTTTTTGAATCGCTAAGTTTTTTATCCTCTACCATTTTCTCATTAATCGCAAGTAATGGTGAACCACTACTAACAAGTACCCCACCCTTAACATAACTCATAGTTACTGCAGCAATCTCTGATTTACTATCTGCATCAATTTTAGCAGCCTCTGCTATAGCTTCCTCATTCAAGAGACTCCCTTGCTCATCCTGTAGCTCAGCTTCTGTGTTATAAGACCTTTGTGCAAGTATCCCACTTGTCATTGATGAGGCTGCACCCACTCCAGTAAATATATTAGATGCTGTTCGGGTAACTACTGCTTGCCCAATAAAACTTGCTGCCTGTATAACCTGATTCATTTTATATTATCCTCGCCCACATTTTATAGTCACGTTTCATAGTATCATACTCCTTTAAAACACCCTCACTTTTAAAACCTATTTTTTCATAAAAAGACTCACTCGGATCATCCTTTAAGACTGTTGCTTGCATCCTATGAAAACCTTTTGGAACAACAAACTCCTCAATAGCATATTTTAAAGTAAGAGCATAAATACCTTTATTTACAATAGGTAAATTAGCCACTGCCCACACTTCGCATACTCCCGGCCAAAAAGGGACATAGCCAATAGCAGCTACAACCCTACCTTTACTTTTTACTAACTTTGCAACTCCATCTTCAATTACTGTTTCTAATCGCTCTCTAAAATTATCGACATCTTCAAACTCATGGTAGTCAATATTCATCCCATCAAGATCTGACAATTGCAGATCATATATTTCTACCTCTCTATTCATCAGCCACTTCCATGAACATGTCAAGAGACTGCACAATACATGGTAATGGGTGAGTCTGCTCAATTATAATCTGTTTACCTTTTTGCCAAGTATCTGGAAAAATAATAGACTCATCAGGTATCCCAGAAAACAATGGCGAAGGTCTATTTGTAGAACTTGATGTTTTCCTAAAAACTAATTCTTTTAAACCATAAAAATCTGTACCTATTCTAGCTCTGGCAGTGTTATGGAATCTAGGATTAATTTTAACAATTCTACTTGGTTTTGCATGAGCAGGTCCTGTCTCTCCACCGGGTTCTAAATTTAAAGTCCTGAGTCTACCACTATACTGTTTACCAATATGAACTTTACTAGCCTGAAAGTTCAAAGTAGTCGATCCATTTGATACAGTTAAACCTTCGGGATGTTCTCCACCATCAGTGATTGCTGTTATTGTTTCTCCTTCAAGATGACTTAATCCAGATAAAGTGCTTGTAGTGAGATACCAATCTCCTGCAGCCATTGCATTAGTATTATCAAATGCTTTAGTAATAGTACAATCAACATGCGTAGTATCGGTGTAAGCAGTTATAACCGCCCTACCCTCACCCACACCATCAATCGCCTTTTTCCATAGCTCACGACCTACCATAGAAGATGTAAATACTGCTGCACTTGCAGTAAACGTGACGCTAGTAGCTATCGCTGCCGAGGCAGGTGTCAGCGTAGCACCAGCGTCACCCCCCGTTAAGGAACCATCATATGTTAATGCACTATCAACATGTATATACTCTTTCTGAGCTTCAAACATTGCATTACTGAAAATTTCATCATCTGCTACCTCATTAGCATCCCCAGATACAAAATCTGATCTACGGGGCATTACTGCTTCTGCAGTAAAAAATTCAACGTATCTTCGGGTTACACCATCTATTGTTCTCTCAACAACAACCCATAACTGATCGAAACTAGTAGGTTGGGATATTGTTGCGGCTGATTTAACTTTAACATCCACACCACCAATAATATGCCTATGCCATCCAGAAATATCTTCACTTGTCTTAAATGTTAAACCAGTAAAGTTACCATTATTTAACACTCCCCAGAGAATATCCGGATCTCCATCTTGGAATGCTAGTTGTTTAAAACCACTAACAGATATATGATCAGCAACAAAATTCCTATCTATAGGAGTGAACCCATCTGCAAGAGCATCAAACTCCAGACTTCTTATTTTTAACCTACCTCTTTGTATGTATATAATTACACTACCTCTTGGTATAGGGCTCGTATGTGCACTCCCGACATCAGATATTGGTTTAACATTTATACTGTCAGGGGCAATAGGTTCTTCAAGACCACTACCTATTGCTTTGTTAACTCCTCCAAAAGTACCCATCGCTAAAAAGGAACTCATACCAGCAATCCATTCGATACCATTCACTGTACCCTCGTAAGAAGGAGCCAAAGTGAAACTAACCGCATGGTCTGCATCAGTCCCTGCTGTATGATCTGAATATCTTGGTAAACCATCCGTTGATGAGTCAGGTCCTCTTGTCCCCCAAAAAGTTTCCGGGAGAGTTTTAGTACCACCAAAGAACCTTCTACCCTCATAATACCCAATAGCTGACGGGTAGTCCCCAACTGTTCCAGCAGAGCTATAAGCTGTTAATGCTGAAGTATTTATATTATATCCTGCAGAATTAGTTAACTCAAAAGTATTTGTTGTCTGATTAGCAACAATATAGGAAACACCATTTACTTCTGTCATACCAACAACTTCCTGTATTGTAACTGTAGCACCGTTAGCAAAACCATGAGCTGCTGCTGTAACCACTCCGGGATTAGCCTGAGTGATCCCTGTTATAACTCTGGCAGGGAAAGGGTCATTAGTGCGGGAATAAGTAGAAGCAGTCCAGGCTGAATGGCCTGTCCTTGTTATATTTATAATATCATGATTGTTATGTGTGACTGTTAACGTATCAGCATTCTGATCGAAGTCTATATCAAATAACTCTGATTCACGATAGGGAAGTGACAATTCAAAAATCTTAGAAGCTACGCCACCTGTACCAGCAGCAGTTCCTGCTATATCTGTACCGTCAATATCTGTAATTTCAAAAGTATTAGCAGTTTTATTCGCTACAAGATAATACTTACCATTAAGATCCGTAGCTGTTGATATTCCGGAAAGAGCAACCTCATCACCATCAGAATACCCATGAGATGTAGCAGTAACAACAACAGGTGTGGCATTGGTTGTACTTGTGACTGTGACATCATCCTCAAGAATAACCCCCTCATCTTTAAATATACGCATATAAAGATCAGTGAGCTCAAGTACATAAGACTGCTCATCATTAAACTGGAAAGGAAGAAGTCTTGCTGTTCGGTTTAATCTTGTATGGTTTACATACTTTGTACCGGTACGAAAACGTGCAGGTCCTTGAGGTTCTGTAATAAAGTTCTCACAGATCTCAAGTCCTCTTTTATAAAGGTCAAGTTGGAATCTTCCTTGGACTTTAGGTGAAAGCTCCCCGGAAGAAAAATCCGTTTGGTCTACATTTCTGACTGTCATGAGTTAAATATTGTATTTTTACCCGCCACATTTGAATTTAAATTCCGTCTTGCTGATATAAATTTACTATGTTGTATTCTAACTGGTGGCCTCTCCTGACTATTCACCGCTTTAGCTTCTATCCTCAGTTCATCCCTCGTTAATCGCAATTCATTTTTAAGTGAAGGTTTTAGATTAAAAGCAAAAGCAACACGCCAAGCAATCTCAACAGCCAATAAATCTACAAAGAGAGCATCAAACTTTGTAACAATGACTTCATCTTTAGTATACCCAATATTAATAGAAGTTGCACCGCTATTATCCATGAGAATTTGTCTACCTTCAAGAGCATAAGCTTGTTTCAAATCTGATAAACTATCATCCCCTATAAAATTTAATCTAATAAGGTCATTAGGTAGGTTATAGGCATCTGCCCAACCATGCATTGGGGTGGTCGAATCTCTGGAAGCAACAGATCTAGCTCGTGCAAAAACCCAAGGATGTGCTCGAAGTAACGCCCTACGAGTAACATCATACCATCTTGCACATTTGATCTCTTGCTCAGTAGTAGGATTATCAATATTGACAATAATACCACCAGCAATGTGATCCATTGATAAATTACAAACTGCGACTTTTGAAGTAGCTGTTTTACTCATGTTTTTTCCTTTAAATAAAAGTGGTGCGATGAGTTAACACCGCACCACTTAAAAATAAATATTATTCTTATGTTTCTAAGAATAATGCAACAATAGTCACCGTACCAGCAGCACCAGTATCCGTATTAGTAGTAACACAGATATCATATCCCGGTTTAGCAGTCAATGCTGTATGCCCGGCAAGCTCATAAATCTTCTTAGTACGATCTGCAATATCAATAGAGCACAAACCGTCAGCTGGCGTTTCAGTAGCTCCAGCAACAGTACCCGGAAGAGCACCACCAGAAGGGGCAAGATCCAGACTATCTGCAAAAACATCCACATCAATTACTGCACCATCATCACCATTATACGCTGTAGGGTTGTACAGCCCTATATCAGTATCAACTGCTAATGTTACAGCATCATCAACGTATACCTTCATTTCGTAAGGTATCAGGTTCCCAGAAACACCCTTGAAAAAGCGGTATACTGAACCATCACCATCAGCATCTATCTCTTCAGTTGCTGTCATCCCAATTACTCTAGCCCCATTGACCAAAGCAGCACTTACAATCTTACCAGCTTCTACAGTCGAGTGTACATATTTATCTACTGCCATGAAAACCTCCTTGAAAAGTCTATAAATCAGATAATTTAGTAAAATTAGTCAGTTGTTGTGACCTTCTGTACATGTGCACCTTCGGTTCTAACAGCTCCCAAGATACCAGAAATCTGAACCTGATTTACATTTACAAGGTCTGGCCTGTCTTTAATAGTTATTTCCATATCCTGAGATAGACCATAACACAGACCTCTAGAAGTCATAGCAAAACAACTTCTTACACCAGAAGATACCGGAAGAATAGGACTCCTTGCATTAGCAGCAAACTTAACAAGATCAAGACCCATAGCATTTACGATAGAACCTTTGTCTACAACAAACTGCCTTGAGTAATCACCACTTATAAGTTCAGCTTCACCCATTAGAGCAGTATGCTCATCACCAGTGATTGCAAAAACCATATTTTCAGAAATGTCATTACCTACATCAGCATCAATCCAGAACTGATGAATCTCCAGTAATTTTTCGTAAGTCAATCCAGCAGTCGCTGTAACTGTGTTTGTGCCATCATTGGCAAAAGTAACATCAGTCTCAAAATCCCTACCAGTTGAAACAGTAGCAAATAAAGCGTCAACACCAACCCTATCAAATACTCTTTCCATAGCAGTAATACATGCACGAGCATATTCACTCTGAGGCTCACATAATACACCGAGCTTATCCATCTTATCAATAGGAAGAGTAACAACGAACCTTCTTCGTGTAATCTTCCTTCTAAGATGATCAATGTCATCAAAAACTGTTGCCTGTACTCGCCCTGCAACTTCCCTAGCTTCTACATCACCCAGACCATCAAATGCAAAAACATCGCCAATCATAGGCTTAACCTGTACATAAGGTCTAAGTCTTGCCTTGATCTGCTGTGATTCATGTCTCAGATTATCACTAAACTGGATGATCATCGCCTTATCAATTGTATCCGACATAGTCAATTTCTCCCTACTAAATCCAAAAATTATTAAATAAGATCAGTAACTATGCCCGACTCAGCATCATCGGAAGTGCCTTGGCTTTTTTTGGTAGCTTACACCAAATAGTTTGACTATTAACAGTGGACTGTTTCCAGATACCCACTATATTTAACTCATTTTACTAATCCTCGCATATATCTCTCTAATTTGGTCATTTACTTTTTTATGATCTTTATGGAATCCATCTTTGTATGCCGGGCTATCTCTCAAAGCCAAAGCTTGTTTTCTAAGCCCTTCTACATCATTAACTCCCACACTACCACCATTAAGATCATTAATACTATCTTCATTTATATATCTATTTCTTATATTATCAAGAACTACAGCCATTGCCATTTTAGCATCATTAGGGAGAGCCTCAAATCTCTCAAAAAGCTCTTCTGGGAGATTCTCCTGTAGTAATGCTTCTCCACCAGCTAATACCTCAGCAGTCTTACCACCAAACATTGATGTAGTCATCTCTTCAAACTCAGCAGTCTTATCCTCCTCTACTGCTTTAGTCATCTCAGCTACTATCGTATCAAAACCTGTTTGAATCGTAGTAGCTGCCTTACCAGAAATCCCAGCTGAATGGAATAGTTCTTTTATTTGAGCCTCAAAGCCCTCATCCCTTTCTACACCTTCAGCAAATTCAAAGGCATACTCCTCAGCTGTCTCAGGCATCCCACTAGCAATATTGAAAGCTAATCTATCCTCATCTGACGATTCATCAGTAGGAAAATTAACTCTCGTTTTACCTATCAGACTCTGAGCACCATCAAGTTTCTTATAGACATCATCCAAACTCTTTACATCTTTTAAATAGCCTCTATCTTTGTATTCTTCTGGAACAGAAAATTCTGAACCATCTTCCGGGGTAACATTACTGTGCATGGGTATAGTAGAACTAACATCTATCTGTTCCTGTACCCCTCCACTTCCACCACTACCATCATCAACTTCTCTTAATATCCCATTTTTTTCCATCATTTCTCCGCCCCTTAAAATTCAATTTTCTTTAAATGTTTTGCTAAAATATTTCTACGCATCTCTAAATATACACTCCTACGAGCTTCCAGATAAACAGACGACTTTTCATTTACTTCTCCTGTGTTCGGGTTCATTGTAACAGTATTTTTAAGGAAACCTAAACTTTTCATTAAATGCTTAAATAACTCTCTACCCTCCTCGGTAGCAGCGACTTCATTATAAAAAGTCTTAACTTTATCATCTACCTTTTCTTTAGCCTTATTTTCTTCTATTTTTCTTGCCGCTTTCTCCCTTGGTGTTAACATTACTTCTTACCACCTCCCCCAGAGGGTAAAGAGCCATTTTGTGCTCCAGCTGTTGCTTCAGCCTGAGCTATATTCCTAACAGTTTCTGATCCTTCTCTTGCTTGCTCTAATTGCTGCTGTTGAGCTTGTGCTGCAGCTGTTGCTTCTCTTACTTTCTTGATAACATCAAGACCATTAATAATCTCTGCCGAAGCACCAGTAAGCTCTGCTGTACGTTTAATAAGTGCATCCAAATTAACATTATCAACAATGTCTGGTTTATAAGGCATTGTATTATTAAGAACATCAATCACAGCCATATTACCTTGTACCTCTTCAGCCTTAGTTGCTCTTTCCGCTGGAGAGATATATTTAATTTTATATATCTCCTCACCGGCAGCTGCCTTTCTAACTATCTCATCAGGGATTATAATAGGCTCTATCCCGGCAGTAATTAAAGATGCTTCCTCTTCTGAACCACTAGCTACTCCAAGCCTACCAGCTTCTGAGAATATAGCTATAGATCTCTCAATCATATTATTAAAGAGCTCTGCTTTCTTCCTTGTAAAGAGTGATCCAAGAGACTGACCTCTAAGCTCGTTACGAATATTCGCTTCACCAAGAGTCATCCTTGTTTCGTTATTGAGGTCAAGGAGCCTATCAATCATAAAGTGATTTGTTATAGACTCAGTCAACTTATCAATCATTAACATTAAAGGTTGTATATCCCCAACTGTAGATATCTCTACAATAGGTTTAGCAACTCCTGTTCTGTTAGCAATATTGAAAACATTTATCGCACCAGCACTTGTATCAATGGTAGTTGTACCAAGATCCCCATCTCCTAATATAGCAAGAGGTGGATCCGCCAACTTCTCTGCAGCAACTGTCAATGTTTCCCATATAACATTAAGTTCTATAATATCCGGGAGAGCAGCCATCGCAAGAGATCTACCTTGTACTTCTCCCATAGCCTTACGCAACCGGGTGACAAGTACCGGCATCTCGTCAAAACCACTCTCCTTTAAAATCTTTTCTGATTTAAACTCAAAATGTATTGACGCTATTGGCATACTCTTATTGCCAAATTTAGTTCTATCACCTTCCATACGAGGTTCAATAGCATGGATAATAACTATGTTCTCCATCTCTTGACCATTACTAAATTTCTCTTGGTTTGCTGCACTTAAATTCTCTAGACCATATTCGAGAACTGCCTGTCGAATAGTCATAGTTTTTTCGTTATATATTGTATCTACTAATTTATTCTCATCCTCATCAATATGCATCGTCTTAACATCCCAAGATACATACCTGATAGGTAATGCTTTATTCTCCTTAGCTTTAAACACACCAAGACCTACAGTACCGAAAACAACATCATCAAAAGCGATTTCTGTTAAAGCAACCGCAAGTCCTGATCTAGAATCGTCCATCATGGAGATAGCTTCTTCAGTAGCAAACCTGAAGTATTCTCTATTCTCCTCGGTATCTGAAATATTCCTTGATCTAACTAATTCAAAAGACTGTGCAGCACTCGGCCACAACTGTCCAAGAATAGATGATGCTGCTGTCTCTGCTGCCTTTGTAGCGGTGTTATCAAAGATATCTTTAGAAAGGAAAGCACCCTGCTCATTGACTTCATTAAAATTTTGCTTACGGTTATTTACAAATTCACCAAGCAATTGATAGTGGTTTAGCCAAGGCTCTTTCCTCTTTTTATAAACTTTGAGCTTATTTTTAATAACTCCAATTTTTGATAATCCTACTCCATAAGCCATTATGAGAGTAACCTTCTCTTACTAGTTTTAGCTTTACCCAATATACCACTAGCCCCTGTAGACTTAAGTGCTGCTTGTGGAGTGAAAGCTAGTAGATTTTTCTTAATTACTTTAGATTTTCCTTTTTTAGCAACCATAGCTTCCGCTTTTCCTTTGGCTACTAATTTATCAGCTTCTACTTTTTTTGCTGCCTTTTCTGCTTCTGCTGCTCTACTTGCTTCTGCTGCTCTACTTGCTTCTGCTTGTCTAGCTGCATTATTTGCTGTTGCAGTATTTGCTGCCATTCTTCCAGCATCTGCTGCATTTCCCATTCCTGCATTTTGCCCTGATGATACATTTTTACCAGCGTTCTTAATCGTATTTGCTGTAGTGGACGCAACATGTTTAGTCGCCTTTTTTGCTTTCTTCCAATACTTCGACATTTTATACCCCTATATTAACTCCAAAGATTAACCCGCCCCATTAGATCAACAGTGTTCTCACCCCTTACTCTTTTCATTGTCCTTAACGAACTTTTTCCTTCCATTTTTTTAATCCTGCTTCCTTTACCACTAATCTTTGTAGCAACAGGATAGGCAAATGTCAAGATAAAAGCATCCCATAAATCAGGGGATCTGCCAAGTATTTTAATTATGTCTTTTTTAGGTGGCATCTGAATAAGCCCATTCATTGTTTCTTTATAGTCGGGGATTGATGCAATATCAATCTCAAGCTCGTCACTATTAGGAATAGAAACACAATCAGACTCGATCCAATCACGAGCCAGAATATGCATCTCGGCACGCTTATTAGAATATTTATCGTTCTCAATAGCACCTTCATTAAAATACACTCCCCTAACGACATCACCATAGCCATCATCTATAAGGATGTCTATAATCCCATAACCTTTAGCAATGTCTATAAAAATTTTATCTACCTTTTCCTTCTCTATCATTCTCTCAAGTCTTGCTGCTACAGTGGTTTGGCGAATAGTTCCTTCTTTCATTGGGTCATAAGTAATAAACGGGAGGACGCATCTCCCTCTTCGAGGCATGATCACTGTACGATCTTTGTCTCTACCAACATCTACGCCCACAATAAGTGGCCCGGCAGGTTGTACTTTAGCTTTTGTGGCTCTCATAAGAGAATCACCATTCACAAGATTTGTTCCACTGGTGACAAATGCGTCTTTAACAGTCATTGGATATTCTTGCCTGAACTTCCATTCAGATCCAAACTCCTCTATTTTTATCCTTCTCCAATGAATCTGCTCATCATCAAGATCAAAACTTATTTTTAATTTCTCTTCTTTATCAGAAATATGGAAATTTTTATCAACAGGTCTACGATATTCTTTCTGCCAGAACCAAGGGATAAAGACAAGCTCATAGTCCCCCTCACCTCTCATAGCAGCCATACACTTACGGTGAAACATATTTCCCATGCCATTAGCTGTTGATTCTAAGATGATCTCTGTGTCATCGACATCTGCTATTGATTGCATAATGCCTGTCTCTATCCCGTCGGTGTTTTCCCAAAAAGCTACCTCAGATCCATGCATGTACTGCAATGTTCCTCCACGCCCCACATCCTCGTTTCCAGCTGTTCCTGTAGTGTATTCACTGTCAAGGAGGTCAAATTTAATCTGCCTATTGTTGTAGACACTGGTGTGGGGTTTAAGTGCTTCGGGACAATTCTGCTGGAACCTATCTACCATTGCAAAAAGCTTGGTAGTAGTCTGGTACTCGTGAGATAAGATAAACACAGCCACACCTTTATTACGGGTGCTCTTGTGATATCCTCTGGCGGCAGCGTAGGTACTACACCCCTGCTGCCGGCCTTTTAGGATTATTATCCTGACTCGGCCTTTCTTTGCTAACTGTGCTTCTACCCTACTGTGCAAATACTCTTGGGCTTTGTTAAAGATAAAGGGCTCAACCTTACCGGTTTCTTTATCTTTAATGACCAAAGCCTTACGAGCAAAAAACTGTAAGTTCTTCTGCAGTAGGTTGTGGAACACATCAGGGGTAAGTTGTTTAGTTGTCATGCTGATTTCTTAGAGAATAATCTCCAGATAAATTTCGCACCTTGGTCGAGAACATTAACCATTCCAAGACTTATTCCTGTAGTTGACACCATTCCTTCAGGAGTGTCTATAGTGTTACCAGCCAAACCCATTGTCAATCCTGCTACAGCACCTGAAGCCATCGTTCTACCGAACTTACCTGTATCGAATCTTTCTCCATCTTTCATCTTTGCAACGTAAGTTCCCATACCTGTTGCTAATGATGAAAATAAACCTATTGCTAAATTTGTAAATAATACTGAAAACATTTTCTATCTCCTAATAAGGTTAGTTAAATCTAAACATCTATGTCAGCTTCTTTTAAGAGTGCTGCCTCTTCCTCTGCCACCATTTCAAGATACTGTGTGTACGTCTGGGTAATACTCTTGGATTCTATTTGCTGTTTAGCCTTACCAAGTACCCGGTCAGTAATAGTCTTTATGGCATCCATCTCCCCACGAGCTGCTCTACGGGCTAATCGGATGTTCATAACCTCAGCATTGGTAAGCCCTTCAAGATCTTCATCTTTACAGAGAAAAATCTCTTCATCAGTACGTTTGTAAGGAAGTGACAACGCAGCTACCGGGAGATCTTCTAAAACCTCCTTAGTCACCATTCTTCTGCTTACCACCTTTGGGATCCCTTCCGACCAATCCACAAAAGTATCGTAGTTCATTATTTCGTCCATAGTTAATCCATAAAGTCAGCTAAAGCGTCTTCAGAATTGTATATATGCAATTCTGGTGCATCGTGCTGATTATGACGAGGGTTGTAAGAGGCAGATGTTTTCTCCTCAGTTGAATGCTGTGGAGGGTTAACCTCTTCAGGTGTACCCGGAACTACATCATACCACTCTGGGTTAAGACTTGAAATACCTTTTAAGAGTTTGTATTCCTCTTCTCGCTTTTCCTGAATACGCATGTAGTTATCAAGATCAGCTTCGCATGATTCTACGGCTTGCCTGAGATCCATAATTTTCTCGTAAATATATTCTTTTACAGGTAGCTCCTGTTCACGAATATAACTGATGATCGTTGGCCTATTCATTTGCCATAACACTGCCTTCACCTGAGCTACATTACCAAACGCCTCAACATTAACTATGTCGTGAGTTCTAAAACCACAATAGTCAGGGTATTTTTTACTGAGCACCTTGTCGAGAATATGATTCTTAATGATAGATAATGCCCTATCCATACTCGGTAGATTAATATCGAATGAATACTGCTTTAAAGTTTTACCCTTGTCTGCTTCCTTAACAAAATATTGACCTTCTACTGTTATCTTATAGCCCGAACCTTTACCCATCTCCTGCCCTCCTTTATTTAAAGTTAAAATTTTAGTATTAGTGTACGGAAAGATCACGATAAGTCAAGGTTATTTATGTCTAGTAATGTTTAATTTTCTAAATGGTTGTTACTTTTAGTTTAAAAGTAACAAAAGTAACAAAATTTTTTGGAATTTTTTTTCATAGGTAATTCTGGGGAAATTCTGGAGATTTTTTTAGCTCTATCGAAGAGAGGAGGGGAGCCCCTTTTTTATTGTGAAAGTCGCCCGATCGCTGGGACGTATGGGGGTCTAATTGAATGGGGGGTGGGTTCGTAGCTTTAACTTTAGAAGCTTCTCAACTGAGTAGTTATCTTCGTGCCTCAGTACAACAGCGAGTTATCTTCGTGCCTCAGTACAACTAAGTAGTTATCTTCGTGCCTCAGGTAGCTACATGGTAAGATTTAATAAGGCATGCTCTCTACCGCTCTCTACCTTTTATAATCCACTAAGTTAAATTTAATAACTCGCTAAGTTAAATTAACGGTCTCACTAAGTTAAATTAACGGTTTCGCTAAGTTAAATTTAGCATTTTACTCTCCGGATTTAGTTAAATTTAGTTAAATTTAGTTAAATTTAGTTAAAATGACGGCATTTTAGTTAAATTTAGTTAAAATGGGCAAAAGGTAAGGGAAGTAAGGGATGGTAAGGGATAGACCCATTACCACTTAAACCTATATGGTTGCAGGAGTTCTGATCAAGGTAAGGGATAAAGGGATAAAAAACTCTTAGGGCTGTTATATTCCCTATATTTACTATATATACTATAAATACTGTATATGCTATAATTTAATATAATAATAATAATAATATATATTATTATTATCTCTTACTCTCTTACCTTTGTTATAAACTCTGATTTCTCATACACTTACCCGGTAAGGGATTAGTGAGGGGTCAACCATTAGTGAGGCCTTACCTTAATAGCCCCTCTCATCATATATTTAGCTATCATACATAAATTAACAGGATACAGTGCCACATCCACTATTATAACCTTTTAACACGCTTAGATAATTTTAAACACCGGGGACAAAGTCTAAGTATTATTTTAATTAGTCTTGGCACTAGGAGTGCTTCGCACATATAAAAAGGGTGATTTTAGGCTCGTGCTTCATACACTTGGGTATAAAGCACAAGCCTAAAATCACCCTAAAAGCAACAGCAACAGCCACAGCCACTGCCACAGCAACGCTATTGAGTGCTCGGCTTCGCCATAGCACGTATTATTTATCTTTTTACCGCTCCGCTTTAAAATAGTCGACAGGCTCCTATTTTAATAAAAACAAACAAGTGGAGCTATCAACTATGACTATCACATGGTTAAACCATGCGACAAACAATGGCTTTTTGCATTTGTCTGCTCGGCTCGCCTCGACCAACATTAAAACACTCTATTTTAGCCGTTTTAAGCTAAAGCAGATCGTGTTTATGAGGTGTTTAATAAAAGTAGTTATTCTTGTAGTTTTAAAACCATTAAACACGTGCTTCGCAATCATAAACACGACAAAGCAGTTGTAAAGTACAGCAAAAGCCTTTAATTGAGTTACTGGAAGTCGACCGGGTTTTCATATAGCTCATTGATTTTTTGGTAGGTCGCCTGAGCCGAGGTCAAAAAAAGTAGTTATTTCTAGATCTTTTATTAACCTCGTCTCAGTCGCCCTGTTTTTTCAATGAGCGTCGGAGAAATTCTCTCTCAGACTTATTCGATCGTTTTGAGTGTTCCGTCTTTCTTGGTTTTTATTTGATTGATTTTATCACATTCTTCTTTCTCATTTTTAAGTCAATTCTCAAGAATTAAAAAGTTAAATCCTCCTCGGGCGAAACGTCGAATCGTTAGCCCTTTACAGGGAGAGGCGTTTTCCTGTCGCCTTTGGTCGAAGAATTTAACTTTTTAAATCTTGGAGAATAAAAATGAGAAAAAAGAATGCGATAAAATCAAGGCCATCAAAAAAAACGCAAGAAAGACTCCACTGTCTTAACTTGTGTGAGAGAGAA